ACTCAGTGATCACAGGCTCCACCGTGCAAGCCTCGGTGACCGCCTACTTCTTGAAGAACACGGAAATTCCCGCCGGCCAGAACTGCCCCCAGTTCCGCGGCAACTACGAAGAGGGCTTCTCCCTCGTCGAGCGCGCCCGCTACAACAAGGATTACGAAATCTACGTTGAGTTCCTCAAGGAACTGGGCCAAACCGACGGCACCACCGGCAACTACATCTATGACTTCACCGGCTTCAACGCCGTCGTGATGAACTACAACGAGAACCTCACCGCTGAGGGTCTCACCGAGGTCTCCTTCGACCTGATGTCCCGCGGGCGCCCCATCTTCGGCCGCTACGACGCCGGCTCCACTCCGATTAGCTTCGGCGGAGTCGCCTCCACGCTGCTGTTCACCGACCCGAGCACGGGCACCCGGCGCTACGCCACCGTGCCTGCCGCCGACGCCAGCGCTGTCGTTGTCAGCAATGACCTGACCGTCACCTACACAAGCGACGGCACCGCCGCCCTGACCCAGCTTTCGCTTGGTCAAACCAACGGCAGCGGCTTCCGCCTGGAAGTTGCCGCCACCGGCGCCCTGGTCCCCGCTGTGGTCACTCTGGCCTCCAACGTGGTCACCATCAACCCCGCCGCCAGCCTCGCAGCTGGCACCATCTTCCGCCTCCGGGTGGCAGACGGCGCTATCAAGCAGGCTCTCGACGGCAGTGGCGCTCCTTCGGCATCCGGCGTTCTCTTCCCTCTGGAAGGTTTCACCAGCCTGTTCAGAACCGCCTGATCAAGCGTCAGACTGTCTACGAGCCAACACTCAACGCCCCGCAACTGCGGGGCTTTTTACTAGCAATGCAACACGACTTGTTGATGGACGAAGCCCACACTGTATTTGCAGTTAATTGCCAAGAGCAAGACACCACCCTTCACTGTGGTGCCCTGTACTTGGAACCCCGAATCCCGTTCAAGTCTATACGCCTAGCGTATGAAGCTGCTAATGTGATGGTTGACCTCCCAGATGAGCTGTTAAATCAGCCCGAGCCTTACCGCTTCTGGTCCATCGAACTGCCCCTCTCTGATGTCTAAGTACGCGTCCTTGCTGTTCTCCCCCGAGGAGTACCACGAGATCGGTCCATTTAGGTTCCCCATCTACAAGGACCTCGTCCCCGGTGAAGCCAAAGGCATCGAAGCGATCACGCGAAAGCAATCCAAGTCGACCTTCCGCTCGATCAAACTGGCCCAACGCATCGCCAAAGACAAGGGCGTCACCACAAAGGAGGCCATTGAGCTCCTAAGCAACACCACCGAAGGCAACCAAGACCTCCTGTACGACTACGCCGCCGAGCTCGAGGAGCTCCAACGCGACTCCATCGGCGCCGTCGAACAGCAAGTGGCTTTCGTCACACTCTTCATGCAGTACCGGGGCGAAGCCAAACTCCCCAAAACGAAGGACTGGCAAAAGCTCTCCGACTGGGCCGAGGCCGACACCGAAGCCATCCCCACCCGCCTGATGGAAGAGATCTTCCAGCTCATCACCTGGGAGCGCGACGGTTGGCCGGCGCCTGAGGGAAACGAAACGGAGTCGGAACCGGAGTTCAGCCCACCCCGGAGCAGCTCCTGAAGGGTGCGGAGGAAATCCTCCGTACGCCTCCGACCGACTGGGACAGCATCTACTACCGAGTGCGCTCGTCCGCGGTCGGCGGCGACTTCACTCAAGCCAGCTTTCTGCGCACACCGGTTAGCACCCTGCGCTGGCTGCTGCAACGCATCGATGACACCGAGCGCGCCACCGCTAACCAGAACAGCGCCACCACCGCCGCGCTCGCCGCAACCGTCATTCAGATCGCCCACGGTATGTCCGGATCCAAGCGCGCCGCCCCTAAAGTGCTGCCGCGCAACTTCCTGCCCTACCCCGACTGGAAGCCGAGTACGGCCACAACGGACGGCCCCGACGCCCCTACTAAGTTCATCCTCTCCGAGCTTGTGCGCACACGTTGCATCCCGATGCACGTCTATGCGGCCCTAGCAGCAAACGCTGGCGCCTAAGAGCCTTAACATACGGGTAGCGAATAGCGCCGGCAGCTGTGTCTGATTTCAAAGTCAAAGTTGTAGCCGAGACTCAGGCAGCCGAGCGCCAGCTACGCAACGTCGACAGCGTGGCGACGGAAGCAACGCGCGCACGCTCTATTAAGATTGACTTACCGAACTATAGCGATGTAAGTAAAAACTTTAGAGACTTAGGCAAAGATATTTCATCAGCGTCTAACAGTATTAAACAATTTTACAGCGTAGCATCTAAGTTACCTGTAGGCCCCGTAGCCGAACTTAATGAAATGGCAGGGCAACTCAAACGAGTTGCTACTACCGCTACAGAAACAAGTAGAAGTGTAGGAGACGCTGGTGACGTATTCAAAACAGTATTTTCAGCTACTAATACCGCTACCAGCACGCTAGTAGCTAAACTAACTAAGGTAGCACTAAGTCTATATATTATTCAAGAAGCTGCGAACGCTGTAAATGTTGCTTTCAGTGGTTTGTTCAAAGAAACCATCGGCCGCGAGGTCAAGCTCCGCGAGACCATCCTCAAGACCCAGACCACCCTCGCCTCCACCAACCGCGTCTTTGCTGGCGGTAAGGAGATCACCGATCCCTACCAAAAGATCGTCACGCTGACCGGCGCAGTCAAGCAAAACATCGACTCGATCCGAGAGCGCTCGATCGCCCTCGCCGGCGTCACCTCCAACGAAGTCATCGAAGTCTTCGGCATCGTCGCCGCCCAAGTCGGCCAAATCGGTGGCGGCCTCAAGGAAGCTGAAGATCTCGCCATCAACTTCGCCGCGGCCCTCGGCACCTTCGGCATCCCCCTATACCAGGCTCGGCAGGAGATCGGCTCCATCCTGCGGGGCGACATCACGGTCGACTCCTACCTAGCCAAGGCGCTGGGCATCACCAACGAAGACATCGCCCGGGCCAAGACGCAAGCCGGCGGTGTTGTTAAGTTTCTTGAAGAGCGCCTCGCCGCCGCCGTTGCTGGTCAACGCATCGCCGCCGAGGGCTTCTCTGGCGTCGTCTCCAACATCAAAGACCTAGCGGAGTTAGTCAATCAAAGCTTTGGTAGAGGTTTACTAGATCCACTTATTAGTGGACTAACTCAGATCTTTGATTTCTTGTTTAAGATCCGTACAGAAGTCTTTGCTATTAGCGAGCTTGCCGGCACCGCTATCGGTAAAGTCGTCAGTGGCACAATCGGCATGATTGCGGGAGCTAGCGGCGGCGCACGCCAGACCCGACTCGAGGGCGGCCCCGGAGGCAGGGGAACCTTAGGTACGCCGGTTACATCGGTCATTACAAGCGACACGAAGGCCGCTGACGTACTAAAGGGAGTAGAAAGCGGCATTAAAAAGGTACAACTAGAAGTAAGTAAGGCACTGTCTACCGTATATCTACAACTAGCCACGCTTAGCGAGCGCGTCATAAATGCTTTCGGCGCTATCACTAAAGGTTTAGCTGGTTTAGCTCTTGGCTTGCTCAGCCTAAAACTTGAACAGTTCAAAGCGCTTATAGGGGCTATCGAGAGCCTGTCACCAGCCCTTTTAGTAGCAGCAAAAGGAGTAGGCGCCTTTTTAGGTCTATGGGGTAAATTTTTAGAACTTCCTTTAGTTCAAGAAATTTCACAAATAGCTGTTGGCATGCGCGTGCTAGCCGCAAGTGGTGTTACACCACTGATTAGAACGGGTTTCATTCTGCAGGGTGTATTAGCTAATTGGGGTAAAGTAATAGGATTTGTACAAACCCAATTTAACGCACTTAGAACTATTATAGGTGGTTTTATTCTTTATTTGGGACAACTTATTGCAGGAGCTGGTGCTTCCGGTGTTGCCTTACTCACTGCGTGGCAACCGGCTAGTGCAGCACTGATAACGCTCAAAGGTGAACTGTTAGCTGTTGTAGGCCAATTAAATACAGTAGGTGTAGCAGCTCAAGGTGCAGGTAATCGAATAGGTTCGTTAGGTCAACAAATACAAACTGCAAATGGCGGTATTAAAAGTTTAATACTGGGCATGATTAAGTTTCAACTAATCATGTTTACTATAACAGCGCTTTTAAGCCTTGCAGCCGAACGCTTTTCCAATTATAAAGAAGCCCAGGACAAAATCGCAAGTGACAAACGAGCGGACGAAGCTTTAAGGCGTCTTAGTACAACGTATAAAGATTTGGGCGACGAAGCTACAGAAGCGCAAAAAAGAGCTAAAGCGTATGACCAAAGTTTAGTTAATCAAAAATACGATGAAGCAATACAAAATCTAGAAAAAGTAGGCGAAAAGTATGCTGAAATACTTGCTTTAGGCGATGAAAATGACATAAGTATAGGAATAGGTTTTAAGCGTATAGGCGCTTTACTTTCTGACCCTGCTAACTTTGCTGCTGCTATATTCGGTTCAGGAAAAACATGGGTAGCATCACGCCTTAAAAGCATAAAAGGTGAAGTTGCCACATCTCAAGCTGAAGTAGACAAACGTTCAGCTGAGGTAAATAAAATAGCCGCAAAAGAAAGAGTAACCCTCGAAGCCATCAAACGCAAGGAACTCGAACAACAACTCAAGGAGCTCCGCCGCTCCATCGAATCCGACTTGGCCAACCAGCGCCAAACCCTCGCACAAAAGGAAGTCGAGATCTTCCAGGCCGCCGGCGAACTCCGCATCCGCCAAGTCGAGCGCGCCAACGAAAAGCTCATCGAAGGCGAAGAAGGCGCTTCGCGCGTAGCTCTTGAAGCCCTCAATAACTACATCAGTGTCAAAGAACGCGGCGAGCTCGAGATCGAAGCTGCTAAAAAGACACTCGCTATCGAGTTAGTTAACCTTGACAAAGCAATAACCGACTACCGCTACGAGACCGAGAAAAAGATTGCCAAGCTACGCACCGACTCCGCCAAAAACGAAAAAGACGCCGCCGACGCCCGAGCCCGGGCAGGCGGTGGCGGTGGTGCTACTCCGGCCGCCGCTGGCGTATCCGCTGGATTCCGTGTAGGCAGCACAGGCCGCAGCTCCGGCCCTCACCTAGATCTGCGCGGTCCCAACGCCGAAAGCGTCATCACAGAAGCTGTAGGCATAATCAAAGCCTGGCAAGCCTTAAACCTTGAATATATTCAATTATCGAACGCAAACATAGACGTCAAAAATATGACCGATGAGGGCCAACTCAGAGCTGCCCTCCGCCGCGAACAGATTGCCCACGACAGCACCCGAGGGCGGCGTCCCGGGGCCAGCGGCAATGCCGTCGACATTGCCGTACCCTCTGGAACCTTGGTGCCTGTGCCAGCCGGTACCCCTAGCTGGGGAGGCAACGGTGGTTGGCAAGCCACTTCACTCAACACCGGCAACGTCATGCTGCACGGTCTCGGTGCTTCGCAGGTTTCCCCCGGGGCACGGTCCGGTGCAGCCGCTGCTACGCCCGCCTCCACCGCCGCCGCCCTCGGCTCACTTGACGTTTCCGCCGTAACTAAAGCCATGGCAGCGGCGGGCAGCGCCATGGAGCGCTTGCGCGTACTGCAAGAACAACTAACTAACGCCCGCACCGTCGAAGCTTTCGAAGCCATTGCCAAATCGGTATTTCAACCAGTCGGCCTCGAGCAGTACAGCGACCAGCTTCTTGAAGCCCAACTGAATTACGACAACATAGCCGCGTCTAGTGCAGACGCTTTCGACCCCGAGCGCTCAAAAATAGCTGTAGACCAAGCTGTAAAAGTTATAGCATCACAACGCGAACTAGCGCAAATTATCGCAGGCATAAATGCTTCCACTAATGTAGACGGAGCTCGTAAAAAAATACTAATTGAACAGTTTACAGCAAATCAAAAACTGTTTGTTCAGAGCTTAAACGAAGAAGCAATTGCACAGCAACGCATTCAAACAATACAAGCATCCAGTACTTTCCTACAAAACCTAAAACAGCAAACTGCAGCTATATATGATCAACTAAAAGCAGATAAATTGCGCAAAGAACTTGAGGCAGCTGGTTTCTCCCCCGAGCGCATACAAGCAGAACTAGCTAAAGCTGAAATTACAAAAACATTAGCAAAAGAACAAAAAAAACTAACCGATCTACTAGCTACAGAAGAAGCACTACGTGATTCTATAACAGCTAAACTACCCGGAACTAGCGACGCTGTACGGAAAGATCTTGAAGCTAAACTAGCGGCAGCACTTGCTTCTATTGCCACGTTGCAAGCCCAACTAAAAGATCTACCTGAAGCTGGGGAAAAAGCAAAGGCAGCTATTGACGAACAAGCTAAACCAGCCACCCCCGCCGAAACCATCAACGCTCGCATCGGCAACCTCAAGCGCGAAATTGCCGACCTAACCAACATTGGCAACCTGTCCATCAAAGTAGCTGACGGCATTGGCACCGCGTTTGGCCAAGCATTCCAAGGTTTAATAAATGGGTCTATGACAGCCAAAGAAGCGCTCGGATCATTCTTCCAAAGTGTTAGCAAAATGTTTATCAGCATGGCGACTGAGATGATTGCCAAGATGCTTGTTATGTATGCCTTGAAGCAAATCCTTGGCTTGTTTGGCGGTGGCGGTGGCGGCTTCTCAGGAGGTGCTGCTGGTTTTGGCGGTAACTTCGATGCTGGCATTCCGTCAATCGGAAATACAACAGACTTCAGTGGTGCCTTTAAGTTTGCCAAGGGTGGCATCGTCAACAAGCCCACCATGTTTAAGTTCGCCAATGGTGGCGCAATGC